TCTTGATTGTCTAAAACATGAGCACGATCTACGATAGTAATCACACGGTCTGACATTAACTCACCAGACTCTTGATCGTAGATGTCACCGTAGAATGTCATAATCTCTACGTAGTCTGATTCGTAGTATTGCTCTATGCTTGTGAAACCATCAGCAATAAAACCTTCAGCTTTCTCGAAATGACCATCTGTTCCTCGTACATTCTTACGAGCAGACATCATCTTCTCGAACACACCGTTAAGGTATTTGTTACGAGGATCAGCATCTACCATACGCTTGATCTCACCCAAAGACTTAATACTTTTAATTATCTTTGGTGAGTCATCGAATGATGCAGCCGTAGGATTAAAACAAATGTCGTATGGTGATACACGTAAAACTCTTGGTCCTACATACTTCGGTATAAACTCACCATCTTCTTTTGTAGTGTAACCATCTTCCCACTCAACCATAGCAAAACAGTTACCGTAAAGAATCCAATCCTGTATAAGATTAGACACTGTGTTCATTAGGTCAGACTGTCTTACCTTGTTTTCCATATAAGACTGAATGATGTCACGTTTAGCTTTTACTGCAGCATCTCGTGAGTCAGCTTCCCACCTCATCCAGTTCTGTTGTGGAAACAGAGTAGCAAAGTAATTAGCGTGAAGGTTATCTGCAATCTGTGTTATCTTCGGTGTAGTCGTTGTGTTAGACCAAGGAAGGATTGCGTTAGCTGTTGTGGTTGTGTCAGTAGCGTAAAGGTAGTTACGTAACTCTTTAGTACCCTCAACCCAATGATGTCTTAACTGATGCCATAGTCTCCACTTATCTGCGATCTCTACGGCAAGGTTATCTGGATCGATAAGGTTTTCAATATCAATAGTTTTCATTACCTACTCCCTGCTCTGAAACGGCTATTCGCCCAGACTATATTACTATCTCGTTTCCTGTTAAGGTTACGTGTTGGACGTACAGCCATATCAACTGCAGATGCTAGAGCGTCAATTACGTCATCATGTGGTGGGTTACGAGTAGACAATTCGTCTTCCAAGTGTTGTGTGTTACCACCACGATAATGCCACATTTGAAGATTATCGTATCTAGGTTCTAGAACCGAAGCAATACGCTCTTGTTTATTACCTTGTTGTTTGTTAGGTCTAAACTCATCAATACTTAAAGCTAGACCGTGTTGTTTAATTAATTCTTTTAGTTGTTTAACGATTGCCATCTGAGCTACAGTAACTTCTGCTCTTAGCTTTCTGAATGACCACTTGTTGTGTAACTCAAAGATGTGATCGAAGTACTCAGCTATACGATCAGTCTTGAACCTGTCGATGTCTAAGACGTATACGTTGTTGTCTGAGTCAACACCTATAAGGACAAGTGCCGTGTAGTCAGCCTTTGATCTTAAACTAAACGCAAAGTCAATAGCCCCGAAGAGATTTAGTTTACTATCTTTGTAGTGCCAGTGACCATTATCTAAGTGTAGGTGTTTCCTGTCGAAGTACTGTATCTTATCTCTAGTTACTGGTACGTTATCAGGATCACTTGGATCATTGTAGTACTGTGCTTTAAACTGTCCTTTGTCTAAGTACTTACCACGTTTCTTAGCAAGAGCAGCAATATCGAATCCAAACCACTTACCGTCTTTACGTTGTTGTTTAGGCCACAAGAATTGTCCAGTACCGTCACCTTGATCTTCTACAGGTTTCTCTAAGATTTCGTATATGTTATCTTCACCTATCTGTTCTCCTTGATCATCATAGAGAACTTCTTTCATTTCCATCAAGTCGTTGTATAAGTCTTTACTGTGGTATCTCGTACCTACAACCCACTCCCTAGCATCAACACCTTCGATAGATGATAGTAGTGAGTACTGACTTGCAACCTTCGATCTACCTTCAGATGTCAAAGCATTCTCAGCAACTACAACATCATCTAGTACAGCTATGTCACAGTGTAGTCCTGTTAGTGATGTAGTGAGTCCACCTGTGAATATACTTGGATCACGAACATTTTCTTTCTTACGTAGTGGGTGATCTAAACTAATCTCTGAGTTAGTCCACCTTGTACGTTTACCTTCTTCTTGGTGTATATGATTAGGCCAATAACGTCTGTAGACTTCTGAGGTAAGAATACCTTTAATGAAACTAAGTTGTTTCTCTGCGAGGTTAGCTGTAGCTGATATATACAACACACGTAGAGTTGGGTCTTTAGTTAGTTCCCACGCTACCCTGTAAGCTATGAGTCTTGACTTACCGTGATCTCGTGGAAACAAAAGTAACTGATAGTTTCTAGCGTCTTCTCTTGTCCACCACTCTATGACTTCTTTGTGACAGTCACCTAGTAATTGTTGAGGAGCTACTAGCTGTATGAAGAACTCTAGATCATTCTCAGCTGCTTGTCTGATCTGGTCTAGTGCTTGTTTAGCCATGTTAGTTCCTTACGGTGCTACAGGCCAGTCATCATCTGATAAGTTAGGCCATTCATCTAGATCAGAAATACCACGTAGCTCTTGTCTGTAAGTAGCCCATGCAGTCTTTACTTCGTTACTTAGTGGGCTGTCGTTTATCTGAGTCCAATCACTATCAACTAGAAGCTTGTTACGTGTAGTCCTGTGACCTTCTGCAGTCTTAGCGTCTAGTGTAGCTTGGTATGCAGCTTCGTGTTGAGACTTTGTAGTCTTTACACCATCGTCATCTGTAGTATCAGCAAACATGTCACGAGCTACGTACTTCTCAACCCAGTTGTCGTTAGCGTCTTGCTCAACACCATCACGTACACTTGTTTGATATGCACTTGTTGTAGCTGCAGGGGATGCTAGTACAGCGTCTAGGTTAAGTGAGTCTAGGGTTGCTGCTTTCCATACACGAGGTAGGGACATGTTAGGAAATGCTGCTCTCCACTCGCCTTGGCTCTTAACTTCGCCTGTAGTTCTCTCTCTGTATTCACCCATTGATTGATCCTTTCATATGAGTTTGATTATGCGATTGCGTAGAAGATGTATTTACTGCCCGATACATTAGTTGAATTTCGGGTGTTACTGGCACACCCAACAAAAAAACCAGAACTGTGTGGATCAATGTAATCCAAAGCCGCACTCTCTGCGAGGGTACTATTTAAGAATAATCTTGTTTCACTTCCTGCAACAATGCCTCTTACAGAGTCAAAAACAAACCAATTATTAGCGTCTTCTCCGTCGTAAATTTTTATTATCACAAAACTAGGGCCATTGGTAAAGCCACAGTCAATAAACTTAGAGCCATCAGTTGTACCATCACCAGTATAACTTCCCACCTTCGATACACCTGCTAGGGTAGCGAAAAGGTAGGCTATGTAGTTTGTATTATTTTGATTTACATCACTACCGTTATTAATACCAAAAGTTGTACTTGTCATAGATTCCCAAGGCCCACCTTCTTCTGTCGTATTGCTATTTAATCGCAAGCCATTTCCGCTAGTCAAATCTTTATGAAAAACAAACCATTCCCTAGTACCGTCACGCTGCTTACACCAAATCATCTCTGGACTCACCGTAAGATTATGAATAATGCTTCTTGATGTATTGTTCCCTAAAAACGTACAAACATCGAAATACGAGGGTGCACGCTTCCACATGTAGGCTATGTCGTTTGCATCTGTACCTGAGTCAACTCTAAAGCCTGTTTGCGTGTCAAACGTGTGACTACTGGCATTTGTTGCCTCAGCGTCAGTAGCATTTGTTTTTAAGTAATTTATCCCAGTTAATCTGCTATTCACTCTCCAACCAGTTGTTGTGTTTTTGTTAAGAGCTTGAATTACCATATCCACGGTAAACGTAGTGTCATACCCTGTAGAATCACCAGTGGTTGTATCGTATGTATCAATAGCAAAAACCTTAGTCGCATCAGTAGGTGCAGCTAGTGGGCCACGTCTTATTGCCATGTATATGTAGGTAGCATTGTTAGTATTCATATTACTACCAGTAGACGTTACTTGAAAACCTGTTGGAGTTAAGTCTACAAAACCTACGCTACCTTCAGCATCAGTAACATTCCACTGTAATCTACCATCATTGCCACCTGTCACTATTCCTCGCATACTGTCCATTACTTGCCAACCGCCAGTTGCAGAACTGTTTTTAACCATTACAAACTGAGGCTCAAACCCCAAGTCAATTACAGGGCCAGTAGAAGAACCATTACCAGTATAACTCCCACACTTGATAATATCTTGGTCACTATCTGGGCCGAACTCACCGTCATTATTGTTATGTGCGAATAGGTAGGCTACGTAGGTAGCTCCATTAATACTACCGTAAGTACCATATCCATCTATAAATAAAGGTCTAAAATCAGTCGCAGTAAAACCACTAGACAAATCACCCTTTGTACCTATCTGGCCTGTACTGTTAAAACCAAAAGTACTACTAGATTGCCTGTAGCCTCTATCTCCATCAGAGTATAATGGACTAAATAGCCAAGGACCAGAAGCATCTGTTCTTTTCATTGCAATATGCCCAGGTACTGCGCCTAAATTATGATTTACTCGTTCTGTACTACTTCCGTCTGAAGTCCACGTCACCACATCAAAAAACTTAGGGGCTTTCCGAAATGTCCAAGAGGCTATTTTATCTGTAGTAGTATAAGAATTAACTATTGCTTGATCACCAATACCAAACCCATTTGAGTTAAATGACCTTACACCATTGTTATTTAAAGTTTCTTCAGCGTCTGTGTCATTAGAATGTATTGATTTATAAACACCACGTTCTGTGTCAAACCAGCCCCAATTATAACTTGTATTTCGTCTCTTGGTAATAACAAGACCGCCTTCACCAGAAAGGTCTATGCCATTTGTTATAGTAGCGTTTCCCCCTGTACCAGTATACAAATGACAAGAAAACACCTCGTCTACATCAAGACCTGCACCACCTGCACTACCTGCGGCTGCTTGGAGTAATTTCTTTTTACTTGCCATGTTGGTTTATCCTAACGCTTGACCTGCCGTAAATCCGTACCAGTTTGTACCGCCATCCCTTGTGTAGAAAACAAATATATCTTTAGCATTTGCTGTAGCTGTGAGGGTGGGTGCTGTAGCTGAAGGCCAATCCACTGCGCCAGGCCAAGTAATTGCGTATCCTGAAGCACTACCATCTTGTATAACTTCTAAGCTAAAGCTGTAAGC